ATTATGCCTAAAATTAATAGTTTGATTATCCTTATTAATCAAATTATATAAATGAGATTTACCTAAAACATATAATATATTATTTTCTAGTTTTTCATATGGTTCTATATTAATCAAATTATATTTTTTATTAATATAAGTATATTTTTTTTTGGAAATTTTCTTAGCATAATATTTAAATAATTTTATATTATTTTGAATTTTATTAAACATTTCTGTCTTTAAGAATTTCATTTTACCATTTTTATATAATTCTAAATAAATATTTAATAAAGTTAAATGATCTGAATTAGGATAAGAATATGGAAACAAATAGTTTTGTAATTCTTTAATATCATCATAGACGAATAATGAATCTAGTTTTCCTTCAGCTATTTCTACAATAGCCATAATTATAATCATTTCATTTTGACATTTTAAATAATAACTCATTATTATAGCTAAACTTGAAACTAAATTAATAGATTTAAAATTTAATATATACATACCTAATTTAGTTAAAGCTCCATTAGTTTTATCTGAATTCATTTTAATTACTTTATTAAATAATAATTTATGCAATGAATTGTCTATTTGGTCTTTTGTAGGTGGTGTTATTAAATCATTACTTAATTTTATAAAATTTTTAATTGTTTTTGTATAATGAATTAAAGATAAGATGTATTCTGTCAGGTCAATTTTTAAAATATTTGGTTTTGGATAAGGTAGTAAACTATCAAATTTATTTTTTGTATATAAATGATATGCTATACCAGGATTCGTTCTCCCAGTTCTACCTATTCTTTGAATAATTTGAGCTTGTGTTGTATAATCTTTTTTTATATATGTTATATTATAATAAGAATCAAATTCATTTATTAATTCTAAACCAGTATCAATAACATAATCAATTTCATCAAATGTTATTGATGATTCAGCAACATTTGTAGCAAATATAATTTTCATATCATACCCTTCTTTTTTATATAAATCTTTACTAACAGCGAGCTCTTTTTTTTCTAGAGATATATTTGAATATATCTCAACACATACTAAATTTATATTAATTTGACTAATTAGTTCACAACCTTTAATTGTATCTTTTTGTGTAGGTACAAAAATAATTATATTTTTATTTGAAGATAGGGCATCTTTTAAAATATCATTACAAATACTAATAGCAGTTTTTAAATAATTTTGTTTATTAACATTAGCATTTGCCCAAACTTGTTTAATTGGATAATTACTTTCACCATAAATTTCTAATTCTCCATATTTAATACCTTTAATATTAAAATAACTTTTAAATATTTGTGCATTAATTGTAGCACTCATTATAATCAGTTTAAACTCTTTTCTTTTAAGAACAATTTCTTTTAATAATTTTAACAATAGATCGATTTGGATATTTCTTTCATGAGCTTCATCAATAATAATACCATTATATTCCGATAAATATGGATCATCAGATATAATTTGAGCTAATAATAGACCATCAGTTAAATATATAAGTCGTGTTTTATCACTTATAGAATTTGAAGGCGAACCTTTATATTTATAACCAACTTCTTCTCCCAATTTAACATCTAAAGTTTTTGCATTAAATTGAGCACTAGAAATCGTTGATAGGATTTTTGGATTTGTAACTCCTATTTTTCCAGGTAAATTATTATCTATCAAATATTTTAAATAATATTTTGGAATTATAACTGTTTTTCCACTTCCTGTACCTGAAGTTAATATAATAACTTGTTTACTTTTTAGTAATTCAAAAAATTTTTGCGTATTTTTTATATCTGTATAAACTGGTAATTTATGCCATCTTTTTGCTAATTGTTTGTATTCATCTGAATAAGGCTTATTATTTAAAAAATTTGGTTTTTCTCCTTTACTATCTAATATATCTGTATATAGATTAGTATTACCTTTAGATTTATTTAAAACTTTTTTATTAACGCCTCCATGTAATATTAGTGGTAAATTTATTATATTAGAATAAAATTTATTAGCATTAGCATTAAATTCCAGATTTTCATATAATTGGTGCGAGTCATTCAATAAAATAGTTGTATCTCTCATTATAATTAATTATAAATTAATTTATAATATATTAATTATAATAATATTATAATTATTATAATATATTAATTATTATAATATGCAACGGATTGATGGAATGGAAAATGGACAATACTATATTGGTAAATGTAAATTAAACAACAATGAGAAAAAATTATCTTACAATAATCCTCATTGTACTGAATATTTTTGTAATATGTATAAAATTACAGATTGTACTAAATGTGCAAAATATTTAGTTGATCAAAAAAAGATAATATTGTACAATGAAGATTTATTTAATACAAAATTAAAATTAAAAAATATTAATGAAAATTTTAAATATTGTAAAAAAAATTGCAATAATGGGTATATTTATAATTATATTGAACGTGATGAAACAAAAAAAAATTCATTTTTGGTTGATAATTATAAGTTAATAGAAAGTTTTAAAAAATATGATTTTATAACCAAATATGATGATTTACCATATGAAATAAATTATGAAAATACATTTCCTAAACCAAAAACAGTTGTTCATTGGGGGCAAATAAAAATGTTATTAATAACTATATTATTTTTTATTAAAGTAATTGATCCCAATGAAAAAGAAGTACATATAATATATGCAGGATCAGCCAAAGGTGATAATATATTATTATTATGTAAAATGTTTCCAAATACAATTTGGTACTTAATTGATCCTAGAGAACATAATAAAAAATTATATACTAAATTAAATAATCGAGATCAAATCCATGAAATTATTAAAGACTATTTTACAGATGAAATAGCATTAAAATATTATAATCAATTTAAATCTCGAAAACATAAATTATTATTTATGTCTGATATTCGCGAAGGAACCGATGATGATAAAATAGTTAGAGATCAAGAATGTAATGCTAATTGGCATAAAATAATACAACCAGATTTTAGTTATTTAAAATTTAGATGCCCTTATGATAATCCTATTATATATAAATATTATAAAGGAGATATTTATTTACAATTATATGCACCTACAAGTTCTACAGAAACACGTATTTTATTTACCAAAAATTTGGAACCTTATGAATATAATAGTCAAGAATATCAAGGTAAAATGTTGTATTTTAATCGAATTATTAGACCATCGTATCATAAAAGCTTAATAAAAAATAATTTTTATTTTGATCATTGTTATGATTGTACATATTTTGGTTATATTATAAAAAATTATATAAAAAAATTTAAACTAGTTAGTCCATTTCAAAAACTTAATAAAAATAAAACTACTATTTATGATATTATGAAATATATCACAAAATATATTTCTAAATATTCACAAGATAAAATTAGTATTCATAATAAATATGTAAGAACCAATATTTTATAATTCAGTAATAATATCAATATGAGATTCTTCATTTGATGGAAAAATAAATTTTTGACTATATTCTGCACTAGAGCTAATCTGTCTAATATTTAGATTACGTTTAAATGTTGTAGGATATTCTCTTTTTTTGTTTGTTGGTATTTTAGAAACTACCACTATTTCATCAACACGATATTTGAATGGTGGATAACCACCATTTTTATATTGTTTATTATCATTAGTCATAATAATAAACAATATAAATTAATTATTTTTGTATATTTTAGAAAGATTAAGACCCGGATTTTAGTTTATACATATTTTATTAAATGTTTAATTGAACAACATATCCCTTTATTTGAACAAGTAAATTTAATATATTCAGAATCTTTAATATCTCCTATATAATTATTATATAATAAACGTTGTAAAGTGTGCTTTTTCTTATTTAAATAAAAATAAACATAATAATTATTTTTTATATTAGACACATGTCCAGTCCATAGAGAGCATTGATCACTAAAAATTGATTCAGATAAATATTGTTGTAATCTTTTTATATCAGTATATAATAACTTATTTTTTATTAAATTTTTTCTTTGATTCTGCATTAATTCATTTAATATATCTTTATTAGAATTATAATTATGTAAAATTTTTTGATCTTGTGGTAAAAATAAATTAGTATTTTCTTTTAAAGTATTGTTTTGATGATCTGAATTAATATCCATTATTATATTTTATAAAATTATTTTAAAGGTAATAAATTGTGTAAATTTTTTTTGGTATTAAATTAAAAGTATCATATTCAAATTTTAAAAATATCGTTTTTTGAAGTGTATCATCTGCAGTAAATTTTTTAATTGTTTCTGGTGTAACATCAATTTCTCCTTGTAAAAATAAATATTTTACATTAGAAAAATTATCATAAACTACAATTGGTAAAGTTATTAAATGACTTAAAATAAATAATTCAACTTTACCATCTGTATTGAATGATGTTTTACGAAATGTATTTAAAGCAGATTCAAAAAAATTAGTATCAGTATTAAAATAATTTTTTATAAATTTAATAATATTTTTAGACATATGAACAGATTTAAAAGCATCAGTTTGCCATTTAATATCCGTCGTTTCATTATTTTTTTTTGAAGTATTCATTTCTAATATGTTTTGAATAAAATCAATTATATTAGCTTTAAATAAATAAGTAATAGTAGTTTGTAGATCACTTATATATCCTAAATTTCTATCTTTAATATTAAATAAAGGATTATTTATCCAATAATATCCATTAATATAAGCACGTATTATGGAATCTTGATTAGGTATAATTTCTTGAATAAATTGTTTACCAAGTTGTATTAATTCAGGATATATTTCATCAATAATATCTCTTTTAATTTTTCGTATTTTTTGTTTTCCTATAGTAGGAATATTTTCTTTTCCAAATAAATCACTCATTAATTTATTCATATTTAAATTTCTTGCTTTAATTATTTTTTGGTTGGGTCTATTTGTAAATTGACTATAATCAACAATATCTGATACATAATATTCATTTTCTTGTATAAGTTCTTTAAATTGAATCCCATCCTGAATGATTTCATCTATTACTTTATTAACAAAATCTATAGCAAGTGTATCTAATAAAACTAATTTACAAGAATCATTTTTCCATTTGCAATGTAAATTTTGTGTGCATTTATCTTTTGTATTATTTATTTCACAATAATCTCGTACATTTTTTATTTCATAATCTTCTAGATAAGGATAATTATCTGTAATATAGCCGAACTCTGTTTTTATATTTAAATCTTTATCTAGATGATTTAATTTAAATTCATTATCAAGTGTTATTTTATATTGTTCAGATAATTTTTTATTCAGAATTTTATATAAAATATATCTCAACAAATGTTTTTTCTTATTAATAGACATAGTTCCACTAGAATCCCGAGTTTTATTTCTTACAATATCAATAATTTTATCTCTAATATGCAGATTTTTAGCTAAATATAAACTTAATTCTAATCTATACAAATTATAACTTTCAGTCATATAATTATGTTCTTTTACATTTTGAATCCATTTATTATAAACTTTAATATTATTATATTTTAATATATTTTGATTAATTGTTTCTTCTAAAGATTGATAAATAACTGCTAAATTTTGTTTTTTTATATCTAATTCATTAACAAATTCATTAAAAATAGGAACAGATAAATTATTATTTAATAAAATAGAAATAATTTGTATTTTGTCATTTTTTTTTATATCATAAAAAACAGCTTTAGGTTTATAATCTAAATGTAATAAATTTTCTATTTCTTTTAATAATAATATTTTTGTATTTAAATCTAATAATTTTGTAGTACTATTAGCTAAATATGTATTTATATTATCAAATTTTAAGTCATAACTAATACCAGATGGTTTTGTAGGAACTAAGATGTTATTATTATTGATATGAATTTTAATATAACGACATTTATGACGATCATCAATATATTGCATAACAATATTTATTTTATTGTGTTTAAATATATTAATAATATATTTGGCAATTAAATTATTATTGATTAATAGATTATTAATAAAATTATTTTTATAAGTAATATCATAATATTTTTTAAATTCTTCGATAATTTTACCAAAAATATTATTATGTGAATAATATTTTTGAATGATCAACTTAGATGTTTTATTTTTTGAACTAGTAACTTTTTCATCTTTTTGAACCCAATAAATTGGAAATATATAATTATTATCTTTTATTAAAATAATAATATCCCTAGGTTCATTTAATTGATTATAATTTTCAATATTCAAGCTTTCTAAAAAATATTGTTCTAATATTTCATCTTTTTCTAAATGTTTTTTTATTACCGATTCATGTTTTGTTAACATATAATAAATAATACCATTTGAACTCAATACTCCTGGAATAGCTGATAATTCACCAACAATATCATATTCTAAATATCGAGAATTTTTAATATATTCTATATAAGCTTTACATGTTTTAAAACTTTCAGCTATATCACCATTATTTAGATATGTAAAATAAACATTATTTTTATCATTATGTAAAAAATTAATAAATTTTTGAATAATCATTTCTATATCTATATTATAAATATTAGATAAAGCTATTAAAAAATAATAGTATTCATGTTTTACTGTATATTTAAAGAAATATCCAGTTTTTGATTCTAATAAATAATGATTTTGAATTTTATATTGATTATTCCATATTTTATTTAAAAATATATCTAAATATTTAGGTAGATATATAAATCTACCATCTTGTAATTTATTTGTTTCTTGTAAAATATAAATTTTATCCCCTAAATTATCTACTTTAGTTTTTTCATCAGTATCTTTAAAATTTTCACCAAGACATTTTAAAAAAAAATTTCTTTTTTCTTTATTCATAGAAGTTAATTGATCTTTTTTAAAACAACAAGGCATACATAAATCATTTGGATTATTTCCACGTGCTAAAAATCCCATATAAATATAATCTTTATTTTCAACTTCATCACATATATAAAAATTATAGGAATTATTATTATCGGGTAATTTAATAGCTTTAATTACACTTGATGTTATTTTTCCTTTAATTTTAATATTAATTTTTTTTTCATAATATTTAGTATTAGGATTCAATTTATAACCATTTTTTTGTAATTCATCAATACTATTATTCGAAATTATTTGAGGTCTTCTTTTTTTATCACTACCTGAATTTTGACATGATCTAGTCCATTGGTTTTGACCCTTATCTGGTTTAAACCCCAATCTATCTTTATCTAATGATGTTATTAATTTTACAGCCTTAGTCGAAACTTCGTAATCAACTATATCAATAACTTTATTTCGTCTTTTTGCTATTTTAGTTAATCCTTTTAATTTATCTTTTATTTTTTGATATATTTTTTTTTGATATAAATAAGTTTCTATATATAAATAAATTAAGACTTGCATAAATTCTAATATTTCTTCTAATTGTTCTTTATCTCGCGCTCCTGTGATTCTTATTTTATAATTGTCTTTTTCTTTACCTTGAATATCAATACCAATACCTGGAGGTTTTGATCTGGGCAATATTTTCAACTTTTTTAATGTCTTTTTGGATTTTTTTATAATTTTTTGATATTTTTCTCTTATTAAATCTAATTCTTTGGCTGCAACATTTAATGTAATATTAAATTGTTTAGCAATTTCATCAATTAATTCTCTATCATTTAATTCATAATTCCTCAAAAAATATAATATACGTAAATGCAATTTTAATCTATTATCATAATTATTAATTCGCTTATATCGTAAATATGTACCATATTTTGATAATCCATCTTCACGTTTTTCTTTTGCTTCTCTTTTTTTTGGGTCGATTACTAATGATACATATGTATAAAAATATCTACTAAATTCAGATAAATCATTATGATTTATAACAAAATTTTTAGGGAGATTAAATTTTACAATTGTATTAATAAAACCATATTTAAATCTATCATTGGAAGGTAAAATAAATTTTATTTTTTTATTTTCAGAATTTATTTTTTTTAATAGGTCTTTTATATATTCATACGTTTTTATAATATCTTCTATAGTTCCTTTATCAGCTTCTTTCCATGTAATTTTATATTCAATCCGTCCTGACTCATATAAATTAATCGATATAAATTTATCTGTAGATAAAGTTTTATTCTTTTCATCTGAAATTTTAATTTTAAATGCTATACCGTAAGGAGCATTTTCAAACCATTTCATCAATAATTCTTGATTACTATTTTCATCTGAATTAGTATAAAATTTATATACTAATTCAGAATCTAAAGTTTGATATTGAATAAAAGGATAAGTTTTATTTACAATAAAATTATCAAAAATCCTATATAAATTATATTTTGTCGAAGATGTAGTTCCTGTTATATTTTTAGGATTTTGTATTTTAACATGAATTATAGATTGTATTATATGATTTTCAGAAAATAAATGATTATATTTATCTTTTTCTAATTTTGTTTTTTCAACTATATTTTCAATTTCATATTCTAATTTTAAATCGATATGAATTTTATTAAATTGTAATTCAATATATTGGAATTCTTTATTATTTTGTTTTCCTAATAATTGAATTATATTATCTAATCTATCATATGAAATTAAAGGAAAATAGATATTAACATATACATCATATAAATTTTTTTTTTGTTCAATACTGGGATTGTAATTTACTCCTAATTCATTATAAATATCTAACATAAATATTTCATTATTAGTAATAAAATTATCATATGTTCTTATTATATTAGATTCATCATCTTCTCTTTTTATTTTGTAACCTAAATATTCTTTCAAATAACCTAGGTTATCTCGTAAAGTTTCATAAACCTTTGTATTGTCATTGGGTATAATGTCTATTTTTAATAATTCATTTCTTCGAATCCATTTTTGACCTAACATTACATAATCATACGATACACCTTTATCTGTTTCAAATTTGTATTCTGACCAAAAATATTGCGTTTCAGGTAATAAACAAAAATGTAGTTTTACTTTATCTTTTGCTTGTAATTTTTCTAATGATGATAAACAAGGACCTGCTGGTATGGATATACAAATTTTATTGCGTAAGGTTTTTATATTTTCATTTTTAAATATATATTGATCAGTTATATAATATTTTTTATAAATGTTTTCAATTTTAGCATCATATTGTAAATTATCTAAAGAATTATCATAGATAATTTCTAATTTATCAATATTTTTTTCCCATTTTTTATCATGAATTGCAGCACTTATTAATTTTGAAGTTTCTAAAATAGTTTTACTTTTTTCGATATCTGTACTTGCATACATTTTTGTGATTTCTTCTAAATCTAAATCATTTTCTATTTCCTCTTCTAAAATATCATCTGATATTATTTTTGTTTCTTCTTTTGGATTTTCTTCACCATCATCATCAATGTCTGATTCTTGTATACCTTCATTATAATCATCGTCATTATATAAACCTCCTCCAAATAAATTCTGCTCCAATTTATTAGCTTCAGATCCGACAAATTTATTTTTCAATTTGAGTTTAGATTGTGTTGGATTATAATTATTTAAATTATTAAAAGTTCTAAAATCAATATTATGGAATTTATTTAATATATTTAATTTATTATTAAATAATAAATCATAATAATACATAGAAGCAAATGAATAAGAAATTTTTTTTTCAGGTTGTTGACTAATATGTTTATTGAACCAAATTTTACCATATTGTGTTTCTAATTTTTTTTTTTTATGAACTGTATTATTAATATTATTTATTTGCTCCTGCATGTGGTAATTTATAAAAAAATGATAATACCAAAATTCTCCATAATATCCTTCTAATTTATTATAATTTTTTTTTGATAAATTAATAAAAGTTGTATATAAATCAGTATCCTTTATTGTTTCCAATATATTTAATATTTCATCAGGAACAATAGGTCCAATAAATATATATACTTTATATTGTATTTTTCTATTATTATTTTTAAATTTATGAATTATTTTAATAGGATCTTTCATATTATATTTATATAGAAATGAAAATTAATTTAATTTTTATACAATAGAAGAATTTAAGATAAGTCCACAATATTCTTGAGGATATTTATTATAATCAGTATATTGATAAATACCTATATTTATACTTTCTTCTATAAATTTTTTAAAAATTTTCTGAAAAAGTGGACCATGACCTATTTCTGGACAAGCAAAATGAGCCATTTCATGAATTATTACATACATCAATAAATTAATATCATGTAATTCGCCAGTTTTTCTACTATTAAGACAAATTGATAATTCTTCTCCTTTATTAACACTAAATGAGGTTATATCCATATTTTGATTATTGGTTTCATATATAACAGTTCTTTCTTTATTAAAATTCTTATCTAATAATTTAATATATTCATCATAATCTTGTAATTTATCTATATTATCCAATAAATGATATTTTAAATTATACATCTTAGTTATTATTGTAGCTAATAACTTTAATTTTTTTTCTTGATTATTATCTTTTAATATTGTATAGATTCCATTTGTTGATTTCACGTATATAATATTATTTTTATTAATATTTAAAAATATATGTATAATTATTATTATTATAAATAATAAAAAAATTTCAAACATCTATAATGTTCTATAAAATCTTAGATTTTATAGATTATTCTAAGAAAAAAATTTATAATTTTTCTTTCAATGTAATTTAGATAATTTTTTAAAATTATCTAAATTTTAAAAAATTTCTATTTTATATTATAATGGGACAAAAAGAATCCAAAGTAAAAAATAATACAGAAAGTTCAATAGGTTGGAATAATATCCACACGCCAGATATGAGTTCTACATATGCACCAAGAATTCAATTACCTGAAGGTGCAAAACAACTTATTACTGAATTGAATATAAATTCAATTATAAATCCAGATACAACTAACACTATGATATTCAGTAAAAATTTAAAAAGTTATAATGAACCAGATACAATGCAACTTTTTAATGCATTAGATCCAGAAAATTACAATAAAAAAAATCGATCTAATCCTGTTCAACCAAAATCTGTGTCTGGAGATTTAAATCTAAGAAAAGTTTTAGATGCAGAACCTAAAGATGTATCTGTACCAGATACATCTTTGTTTATTAGTTCTTCAGATGTTGCTAAATTTCTTAATGTAACTAAAATACAACAAGGAGGTAAAAAACAGAATAAACATGATGATGTATCATCTGGATCTAGTACAAACTCTACATCCGAATTATTAGAGGAAGATGAAGATGACAATGAAGATTTTGAAAATTTAACTACCGATCAAACCCAAAAAAATGAAAAAGTTATAGCAAAAAAAAGTGACAAATTAAGAAGTAATAGAGCCTTAACTAATACAGATTTATCATATTTGTCTTCTTCAGCTCATGAATCACGGTTACGTAAACCATTAAGGTCTCCGACTGAAGAAAAACATGAAGAAAAAGAAAATGTAAAATCTAATAAAACTAAAACTAAAATTCTAGATATAAAACCTAGAAAACAACCAAAAAAACTAAATGATAATATGCATCAACCAATGATCAAAGGCAAAAAAAATGCAAAATCTAAACTTGTTGAATCAACATCAAGTTATAATTCTCCAATAAATGATAATCCTAATAATTCATCTATTAGTTTACATACATCTCAAATTAATATGGTATCTGACTTTTAAAAAAATATAAAAAAATAAAAAATTTTTTATTTTTTTATAATATTAAATTAAATTTTCATATAATTCTTTAAAACTTGTATAATCTTCAATAGTATATAATTTATAATTTTTTATTGTATTAATTAAATTTTTTATTGTATTAATATAATTTTGTAAATATATAAGGTTTTCATCTATTGATTCTTTTATAAGCTTTTTACTAGTTAATTCTTTTTCAGATTTATCTTTTTTCTTTTTTACAGATTTTTCTTTTTTTTCCTTTACAGGGTTTTCACTAGTTGATGTTTTTTCATCTTTTGTTTTTTTTACAAGATTTTCATCGATTGATGTTTTTTTAGATTTTTCTTTTGTTTCTTTTATAGGGTTTTCATCAGTTGATTCTTTTATAGATTTTTCTATTTTTTTTTTAGCTGATTTTTCTTTTGTTTCTTTTCCAAGGTTTTCATTAGTTGAATCTTTTATAGATTTTTTTTTTGTTTCTTTTACAAGGTTTTTATCAGTTGAATCTTTTATAGATTTTTCTTTTGTTTCTTTTACAAGGTTTTTATCAGTTGATTCTTTTATAGATTTTTCTTTTACAGGATTTTTTCCTATTTTTTCTTTTATAGGCTTTTCTTTAACATTTTTTGTTATTTGATACTTATTAATAAATTCATTAAAAATACTACTAGCATTTTTATCAACTAATTCTAAAAATTGAATAGCAGGATTCATTATTTGATTTGTTAAATAGAAGAGATAATCAATCTTCAGATTATGTTCTTTAATATATTCAGGAGTTTCTATAATATCTCCTTGAAGTAATTGTCCTGGTTTATTTATTGAATCAATTTTAATCACTGCAAATTCAATTCTATCTCCAGATTGGGGTGTATTTCCAGGATCACGTTTAGTAATTTTATCTGCTAAATAGATATGTGCTATTTTCGTCCAATCCTTATAGGATTCTTTTAATTTTAATGTACGACTTTGTAAAAAATATTTAATATCATATTTATCATCAAACATATCTTGTAAACATTCTTTTGTATATTTTTTTGCTTGTTCAGGATCTTTCAAATTTATCAAACAATTAATAATTCCACTACAAATTTCTTTAACAATGGGTGCATTATCTCGTCGTTTTAAAACTATACCCATAAAATCTTGTTTATAATTATTTACATCAAATTCATATTTATTTCCTACATATTTTTTTTTGGTTAATATAGCAAAGGGCCAAAATGTTTTTTCATATTCACAATCATGCGGGTAGAATAATTTACTTTTAATTAATTCTCCTGATAATTTACCAAGTTGAATTGTATATTCTAATGATCTTTCATCTATAATTGCATTACCTCCTTCATAAATATCTATGTATAATTCTCTAATTATATTATTATTATGGTCTGATGTAAATATCCATCGAGGTTGTACCCAATAATAAATATAATTTACTTTATCCATATCTGACATGTCTAAATATCTCATATATTTTTTAATAAAATTTTCAATAGTTTGATAATGTTTTTGAATATCAGCATTAAAAAATAATCCTATATCTTTTTCTATATATGTTTCTATAATTTGTTGTAAATTTTTTTTTCCATTGCTTTTATTATATTTTTCAATAAAAGATTTACTTTGAGAAAATAATATTGATTCATTTGATATAAAATTAATATTTTTATATTTTAATAAATTTTTATATAATAATTCAGATAATGTATATATATCTAAATTATTGTTATCTTTGATATATTTTTTTATAAAAAATATAATATTCTCAAAAGATTCTCGAAATTCTGAAGAATTTTTAATTTCTTTTGTTATATTTTTTTTATCATAATCTTGAATAATATTTTTTAAATAATTATTTATATTTTTTTGTATTTCCTTATTATCTTCACTATAAATCCATTTATCTTTTAATGTTTTTTGTAATAAGGTTTTATTTATTAAAAATAATTTATCATAATCTAATTTTATTTCATCTTTAAAGCTAAAATCATTTTTTAATTTTTGAGTAAAACTATGAATAATTTTATCAGATGGAACAAAATATGAATTATTTTTAAATATATCAATTAACGCATTTAAAATTGGTTGACATATTTTTTTTTTTCGATTTTCATATAAATTTTCACATGTTAAATTGATTTTTTCTAATAAATGGTTAGCCCATTGAATTACTTTTATATCAAATGCAGATGTATTATCTTTTTCAACTAATTCACATAATAACCATAACCAAGGTAAATAACTTTCTTCCATATATTCTTTAATAAATATTTTTAATTTTTGTTCTAAGGGTAATTCATTTAAATACAAATATTCTGTAGACATAAAATCAGATTTATGTTGTCTGGTACTATTTAATGAATGATATTCTATTTCTGGTTTTTGTGGTAATTTTAAACTATCTAGATTATCGGTATTATAATATTCATTAAATATTTTTGTAAATAAGCATCGTTCATGATAAGGAATAAATGGTGCTAATAATGTATGTCCAAATTTAATTATTTTTTTCCATAAAATTAAAGCATCATCAAAGTTTATAATTTTTGTATTATCTCTAAATCTATAACAACTAAATATAGAATCTGTATTATGAACAATTAATGATCCAACTCCTGCATGAAAATGATGATTTTCTGTTGTTAAATCATATACATATTCTTCTGGTTCGTTATATAATTCAATTTTACGTAAATCGAATTTTGTTTCTTTTGTTATACATAATATATAATAATTTTCATTAAAATTTACTTCAACATGTTTTCCTAATTTTTTTATATTATAATAATAAGTTAATGCATCTACTGCACATTTTGTTTTATACGGAATTGGATTATTTATCTCATTATATCCATCTAGATCTTCAAGTCTTGTTTTGGGATGTAGAATAGGAAAACTATGTAATAATATATCATCAAATTTAATTTCTTGAGGTTTAATTTCTGTAATTTGAAAATTTTTTGTTATTAATAAAGAATGATCATCTGTAACTACAACTGATCCACTATATGTATTTACACGAAATAATTTTTTATATGGAGCTAATTTGTGTCGAATTATACATTTTATAGTTGTCCAACCTTTTTCTGTCCAAATTTCTACATTGTTTAAGTAAGCTGTTTCTTTATCAGAAAAAGATAAAATCTTATATTGGTTACCAGGAACTAAATCACCTATAGTTTTAATAAAAATCTTTTTTGAAATTGAATTGCGTAATAATAAAGGCATTTCTCCAATTATACTATCACCATATCTAACTATAGGCTGACACGTTATATTTTTAATAGTCAATATAAATTTTTCTAATGATGAGATAATTTTTTCATTTTGTCGATCTTTAATTTCTAAATCATATAATTTATTAATATTCTCTTTATCATTATGTTCATAATAATATTTTAGTGTATTAATAATACATGGTAATATTTCTTCATCGTACTTTTTGGCCAAAATTAACATTTCTCTACCTGTAGAGGTTGTGCAGGCAGCTATATCTCTTTTTTGAATAGGAGATGTAGCTGCTCCTAATTGACCGTATAAAGAATTTGCTGTTATTTTAATCGCATTCTGTTTAGCATCTAAAATTTTATATTTAAAAGGATCTTTTTCAGTTTTCATTATTTGTTTAATTATTTTACGTTCTTTTAATAAATTATTAAGAATAGTTGGAATAACTCCTAATTTATTATTTATTTGAGCAAATTTACGATATTGAACGGATCCATCCGAATCTTTAAAATTTGCTTGATAATATTTTACATTTGGTAAATTATCATACATTGGATCTTCTACAATTGTTTCATGACTCATATTTTTATGCATAATAGAAGATGGATATAAACTCATATAATCTTTTGTAGCTAAAGCTTCATATTCAACTCGTGGAATTGGATCAAATACCAATGCTCCCACAAAACTACTCGAATCCATTTCTATTTCTTCACGTTTTTTGGATTGACATTTTGGACATGTCCAACTATTATCATATTCATTTTCACAAGTTAAACATCGATATGATTTTTTTAATTTAATAACAGGAAAAATATACTTTTGTTTTCGATATTCTCTCAAACATAATGAAAATAATTTAATTCCTTGACCTCGTGTAAATAGAAATGATAAAGGTACATAACATACATTTGCCATTTCTATATTTTTTGTAATAATTTCTAATTTATTTATCAATAGATTAACTAATTTACAATCTTTAATACAATATTTAGCAATAATACTTCTATCTTCAGGAGATCCTTTATATAATCTAAATATATCTTTTGGTCCAATATCATCTTTGGCTTGAGACCAATTTAACTTTATTTTTAAAGATTTAATATCTAAATAAGATTTATTTTCTAATAAAATTTGTTTTACATCATTTTTTAGTGATACTTTATTTAAAATTTCAGAAATTAAATTATTTTTTTTATTATTTTTTATAATAATTTTTTTATTATAGCTATCAATATTTACTATTAAATATTTATTTCCAATTTCATCAGAAATAAATCCTTTAACTACTTCAATATGAATAAAATCTCCTATACATATATCTTGAATATTATCACAAGTTAACTCTAAATAATAATTATCAATAGATGATTGAGGTATTATTTGAATAGATAAAATATCACCTCTGATAAATTTAGATGATACAAAATCTAATTTATAGGATGGTAGACTAAAAGTTTTTTGAATATCTTTCATTAGATCTATATGAATTCTTCCTGGAGTTTGCCAGAATTTTAAAAGATTATCTCCTAAAGCTGAAGACGATAATTTTATTTCTGTAAAGTTACATTTAAAATATTTTAATTTAGACATAAATGAGATATCTATTTTTAATATATCTTTACATCTATCAAAAATATATTTTTCATCAAAAAAGAAAATATTATATCCTGTTATAATATCACAATCACTATTTATTAATTCTGTTATAAATCCATAAATAAGTTCTGTTTCAGTTTCATAGCTTTCTACTATAATATTATCTAATGGGCTTGTATTTTTTAGACAAGCTATATATTGTCTATAAGGTGTTGATTCACCTAAGTATGTATATGTTGCACCAATTTGAATAATAGCATCACCTGATCGTTTAGCTTGAGGAAATTCACCATCTATAGAATTACATTCAATATCAAATGCACATATACGTAAAGGTGCATTATAATCTTTTTTTTGAGGAATTAAATTTGTCCAATCTATACTAATCTCTATATTACAACGGGATATTTTATCATCTTCATGGATCAAATTATAATTCAATACTTCAACCCAACCACATCCATTAATATTTTTAATATGAAAACATCGTAACATTGATAAAAGATTAGCCTCATATAATTTAAATTTATATTTATTATTTTCGATTGTAACTTCATTATTATCAAAAAAATATTTATATTTTTGTAAACCATCAACATTATTAAAAACTAATCTTGCAAAATAATATTCTTTATCATTTGTAAATCCTTCTGCTTTTTTAAATTTATGTAATTCTAGTCTTATCAATGAATTTTTATATTTATAAAAAATTTTTTTATTCTCTTTACTTTTTAAAAAAGCTTCTAAATCCATTAATAATGTTTCATTATATAATTTAGTTTTAGTTTGAAATTTATTAGGTAGTAAAATATAAAAATATGGTGTAAAATTTTTAATTTTACCATATACTGATTTACCATCTAAACATCTTCCAAAAATATGAATTATATACTTTCCTGGATTAATTGTATCTTCATCTTCTTCTTCTTCATGATCTTCTAACCAATCGTATATTTGAAATTCCAATTTATCATTTTTTGGCATAATATTCATATTATACTATAAACAAAAATTATCTTTATCAATTTTTTATTTAAAAAAATAAACTTTGAATATTACTTTGTGGTAATATTTTTGCATAAGATACAACATTTTTAGTAATATAATATAAAGTTTTATTGTGTTTTTGTTTTTATTTTTTTATTATTAAAAACTTAATAATAGTTCAAATTATTATATCTAATGGATTTATTAAACTATTAATCACTTATTGATATTAAAAAAGTATGCTGATCTTGTTTTTTTTAATGATAATTCTAAATTTTATATAATTTTATATAATTTTATAATTTAATCAGATTTATAACCTCGGCTAGATAGATAATTAAATTGCTTTTGATCAAGACACACACACCCACTGTTTTTACCCCAATTACATGATAAATTTGTTGGAATAAAATTAGAATATTGTTTATCATTTGATAGAGCTATTTCTGGTGGTAATTTCCATTGTGTATATTTACAACAATCACGCGAACATTCATTTAAATCTATCTTAAATTTATCATTTTCATCATCTATATTATTTTGATTAAGTAAGGTAAGCTGTTCCTTGATTTTTTTTTCATAATAATTATCATTCAATGGTAATAATATTAAAAAGAAAATTACAATTAAGATTAGAGTTAAAATTAATGTAATAGTATTACAATCAATAACCATATATAATTATATTTAGATTTTAAATTATTTTTCTCGATTTAATATATGGAAAATAATATAATCAATAAGGTAACATCTAATAATGAAGAAAAACTTGATTATATGAAAAAATTTTTAGATATTAATGGTAAATATAAAATTGATTTTATAAAATTGAATAATAGTAAATTATTAGGATTATTTACTATGGATAATAAGTTATTAATAACAGGTAATTATAATTTTTTTGGTATATATCAAGGAAAACATAATTTATGGATTTGGGCATCTTCTATACCAGGCGTTGATAAACAAGTACTTCATAATATACAAAAAATTAAATTATTTAATTATTTATTTGAACCATATGAGGATGATAAAAGTAATTTTTATTATCAATTATTAACTCAAGATGTTATAATGGTTAAAAATGAAATTCAAATACAATGGATTAATGAATTATTATTGTATCTATCTAACAGTTTATTTTATTTTAATCCTATAAATTCTGATGAGAACATGCAATTTTTAACATTAAATAATATAAAAGAACAATATATTTAATTTATTTATAATTATAAAAATTATTATTTAATATGCTTTAATAAACGTTTTTTTTCTTTAGATTCTAAGACATTAAATTCAGTAGTCTTATCAATTTTTAAACACAATTCTATTTCTTTAATACCAATATTTTTGTTATATTTATTTAATATATTAATCAAAATATAATCGTTGTGTTTTTTAATTAAATGATTACATATTTTATTCAACATTAATATTTCTTGATTTGTTTTATTATTAATCAATTTAGATAAATTCATAATATTTTTTTTATTTATATTTTTCAGAGATGTTTTATTTAAATCAGAACTAAATTTAATATCATCGTATAATAAATCATGTGAATTATTTTTATTAATCCAAAAAGATGTATTAATACATGTATAAAATCCATGAATATTTTGTAAATACCAATTTTGATCAGTATAAATACTAGTTTCGACATTGTCACCCTTTGAAATTGAGTCTGATACTTTGATCATAATATTCATTATTTCATCAAATGGTAAAGAAGTTTGTTTTAAAATTTTTTTGAAATAATTTTCATGTATCATAAGAGGTAATAATACTTTTTCATTTTCATATAATTTTATAAGCGTTTCATAGTCTAAATAATTATTTAATACCTTTTCTGTTGATTCAAATAAACCTATATCAATATTTTTTTCTCGAGATTTTTCAATGAAACTGTTAATATCAGTTTCATATAATATATTATTATCTTTTAAATGAAAAGATAATTCTTGTAATAAATTAATTAATCTTCGAATATCAAATTGCGAAAATTGAATAATTTTATTTATTAAACTATCATAATTTTCTAATTTAATACCTTCTTTATTATATATGTCAATGATTAATGGTTTTAATTCATCATAAGATGGTCTAGTAAAAATAATTTCAGTACATCCTTTTTTTAAATCATATAATAATTTAGAATGACGATTATTAGATATAAAAATTAATGGAAAATTTTTCGATTTATTATTTTCTTTATAAATATCTAAAATATATTTTTTTTCATTTGTTAAAGTTATATTTTCTGTTTCATCAAAGATTAAAGCTATTTTATTAAAATTATTTTTATTAAATGATATTTTAGAATAAATGGAGTTTGAAAAATTATGATAATCATTAAAGTCGTCGTATAATCTATGATCTTTGATTTCATTAGGATTAATAATTCTAACATTATATCCATTTTCTTCTAAAACTAATTTAATAATTAAAGTTTTTCCTATACCTTGATAACCAGAAATAATTACAGTTAACTTTTTACTAATATTAATATTATTTAACCAATTTAAAAATTGGTCAATTTGTATTTTATTTCCAACAATTTGTGATATTTGAGTAGGCCTATATTTATTAATCCATAGATCATTTTCCATATAAACTATTATTTTATAAATAATAACACCGTTTAAATATATATTTTATCGAAAAATATCTAAATTCATAATAATATGACGTTTAATAAATTATATATCTATTGAAAATATTATAATATTTTCTACCAGAAATATCTAAAATTTATTTTTTATAGATTTAAGAAAAAATAAATTTTAAAAATATTTTCTAATTCATTATATATAGATATGAGTAATTATGATAGTAATAAATATGAAAAAAAATATGAAAAAGATGTTCATATTGATAATGAAGTTAAAAAATTATTTAAAAAAAATAATGGTATAATTACAACAGCTGATTTTATGAAATTACGGCATAAATATGATGATGCCGAACTAGTTGAAAATATTCAAAGATTATATTTAGAAAAATATAATTTAATTAGTAAAAAAGCAAAAAAATTTGCTAAACTTGTTCGAGAAAAATATGGCGATCAACAATATCCTTTTCATCAACTATTATCAAAAACAAAACTATTTGCTGCTAAATATAAAATGTCTCCTGAAGAATATGCTGAATTTCAACGTATTTATGAACAAGAACTTGTTGGATTAAAAAGTCCAGATGTATTAGCAGTTACAACTAATATGATGAAACTATTAGGATCAGTTAATATTGATTTTCAGGGTTTTGCTACTAAATTAAATGACACAGATTATAAATATTTACAAGAAATTCTTAAATTATATAGTGTATCTAGACCTTTACATGCTCAAGTTCTATTACAATCTGTTCAATATAGAGATTGTGATTTTGAAGCTCTAACTGGAGAATTTAGAAAAGAATTGGGACATAGACCAGGTGATAGTATTCATCCCGTCATTGCTGCATTGTTTTTACCTAAAATTGATATCTTAGAAACACATTTTCTTCATTCTAATATTGCTGGTATTGTAAAAGCCCGATATAATAATGAACCTTTATATACTCGTCCAGACTTTGTTCTTTTTGATGCTCTCATCAAAGATCCTAATGATGTAGTATGTGATAATCGTTCTAGTGTTCTCGATTTACTAAATCGTAGTCAAATTCAATATCAATTATGGAATTCCGTTCTTAATCTACGTAATGGTCAATATTATAATTCTGTATTTAGAGAATTTATTACAAGCATTGATGTTTGTAAACTAAATAAACAAGATAACCCAGATTTAATTTATGGACGATATGACGGAACAGTTTTAAAAAGATTATTAGCTACATTTTCTTTTAGACCAACAATCGTTTCAACTATGCCAGTTTATAATATTGTAAATATGAATCCTTATCAACAAAATATACGACCAATTGTAACTTCTGTACCTATGATTAATTTAAAACTTCCTGCTAGTTTAGATGACGAGACCCCTATTAGCCTTCAAGATGCTCTTGAACAACATCAATTTTTTATTGAAAATAATACTTTAGTTCCTAGACATACAAGTTTAATTTATTCACGTGGAGTATTATTCTTTTTTGTTGACCGTCGTGCGAATATTATTAGATATAATGATATTCAACCATTTAATGTTGCCAGGCTTCCTATTGCTGTCTCTGGTTTCGAAAGATTAAATGATAGAGAAATTGATTTTGATCATATAATTAAACTTCGCGGAGACGTATATCAATTACGATCTATTGTAATTGCAGAAATTAACCGAAACACTCCAGAAAAAAATATTGTTGTTGGATCTTCTACACTTGTAATGATACATCCAGATATCTCTAATAATATTTTCAAAGAAGAATATTTTATATATGACCCCGTGAATGTTATCGATTCAATAAAGTCTGAAACTGGTACATTAGTTAATCGTCCTCCTATTTCTCAAATATATGGAGGTCCTGGATTAGGACCCGAAGGTAGATCATTTATAGAACTCGCTAGAAAACGTGGTATTATTTTTATGTATGAACTTAAATCTGGACAAGCTGTAAAAAATAATGAAGATATTACTTTTTAGATTATATAGATTTAAATACAATTTATATAATTAATTTATATGAAACCATTAATTTTAATTGATACATCCTATACATTATTTTATCGATTTTTTGCAACTATAAGATGGTATACACTTGCGTTTTCTGATGAATTTAAAATATATAATGATCCAAAATATGATTGGGCTATTAATAATACATTTATGGAAAAATATAAAAAGATGTACCTACAATCAATTATTAATTTAATTAGTAAAGATATTTTTTTTAATTCAAATCTAATTTTTTGCATGGATACACCATTAGAAAATTTATGGAAAACAGAATTATACTGTAATTATAAAATAACCCGTAAAGCTCTTATTAAAAAATATAATTATGGTAATGTATTTAAATATACTTATGATAATTTAATACCACAAATTATACAAAATTATCATAATATTAAATATTTACAGATTAATAAGATTGAAGCAGATGATATTATTGGTAGTATTTGTTTATATTTAAAAAGTGTAGATAGTCAACAAATCATATATATACTATCGGGTGATCAAGATTTTTTACAATTAGGTCGAAAAAATATAATTTTTATAAATTATAAAACAAAAAAAAATTTAAGCTTAACAGAAGATGAAGCTTGTGAAAATTTAAAAAAAAAAATTATTTTTGGAGATAAATCTGATTGTATTGAAGGTATATTTCAAACAGGATATAAAATAAAAAAAAAAGATTTACTTGATGATGAAATTCTAAATAATTATTTAAATAATAATTTAAAAGCTAAACAAAAATATGAATTAAATAAAAAAATAATAGATTTTAATTATATACCAAAAAATTTATATAACAAAATCATAAAAAAATATTTAGATATCTTTAAAACTTAATAATGATCAATACTTTATAGTAAAATAATAAAAACATGTTATTTAAATACTTCTTTGTATTTGTGATTAATAGATGAAAAAAAATAATTTTTTTCATCTATTGATTTCTCTTAATTATATAAACTAAATATTTATATTCATTATTTCCTTCTTTTTTAATACTTGTAGATTTTATATAATACATTTAATTTGTGTATTTTTGATAAATTAATTGCTGTTTTTTTAATTATCTAATAATATATAAAATATTTTTATTATTCATCTACATTTATTAATAATCATCAATCTTACAATTATTTCTATTATTTGATATACCTGATAAAATTTATGATATTTATTTTTATTATGATGTGATTTATGATCTTTATGATAATTTAGGTATTTTTTATAGCGCTTAATTTTACGATACTCTTCTGTTGATCTTTATTGTTTCTCTTTTAGATGAACTTCATCTTCATATTGTTTATCTACATAATCTTATTGATAGCTTTCATATTGCTTATATTTATGATAGTCTTGTTGATAACTTTTATATTATCTTTATGATGGTCATATTGTTGATTTTACTATTGCTTATCTTGAATATAATAATTATTAAAAATTTGTTGAAATATATCATGCTTTAGAGTATAGTATTATGAGTTCATGTCAAAATTTATAATGAAGTAGGTTTAGAATGGCGAGTTTGACTTTGAGGTCTTTTGTCAAATAATTGATTCGTAGTATTTTTTTCAAAAAATTTTTCAAAAGGATAATTTTCTACAAAATAAAAATTTTGAAATATATTATACTCAATTTCTTTAAAATATGATAATAAAGATACTGTATATATATTTATAGAATTTTCATTATTCGGAAATAGTGAAATCAATGATTTTTGATCAATTAGTGACGAACAAGCATTTTTGTCCATAGTAGACAAATTTAATGTTTGAATAGTATCCATATTATACCTATACAGAAAATATTTACAAATTAATTTAATGCATATTTAATTATATCATTAAAATTTTTAACATATTTAACAATAAAATTATCATCTATTAAGCATTTATTTCTTTTTTTGATAATTTCTAAGGTTTTATTATTTTCTTTGGGAATTAAAACTAATTTTATTTTACTTTGTTTGGCACCTTCTAATTTTTCTTCTAATCCACCTATCGTACTAATTTTACCTTCTAAATTAATTTCACCTGTAATGGCTATATGATGTTTAATAGTTTTATCTACTAATAACGAATAGATAGCTAAAGTCAAGGCTGCACCAGCCGAAGGACCATCTTTAGGTACTGCTCCTTCAGGACAATGAATATGAAAACCCATTGGTTGTTTTTCCCAAAGCTTTAAATATTTATTTTTATATTCTTCAAGTAAATAATTCCAAGCTAAAGTACAAGCTACTTCCATACTTTCTTTAATTATTTTTTCTAAACATCCTGTTGTTTTTAAACTTAAAGCGGGTACACTTGGCATCCATAAGACTTGAATTGGTAAAATTCCTCCCATACCATATGATCCGGCAAATAAGCCATTTACTACTCCTTTTTTATCCATAGTATGAATACAATCTAATTGATTTTCTAATTTATCTTTTAATAAAGTTTTAATAATAGGTAATGTAATCATGAAAGGATATTTTACAAAAACTTCAATTGGTCCATTACTTGCATTTCTTTCTATTGAATAGTTTCTATACTCATTATCTTCGATCAAATCAATAATTGGAATTTGTTTAATTTTTAATGGTTGATCAATTAAATTTAATAAATTCAATTCTCTAATTATATTATACATTAAAGCTTTAATTTTTCGCACACCACCTTCGTGTGTATAAGTATTAATTATATATTTAATTATATTATCTATAATCATTATATCATTTTCATTTAATCCCATATCAGTTAATATTTTAGGTAAAATATAATTTTTAACTATATTTATTTTTTGACTCAATAATAAATATTTAGTTTCAATACTTGTTATTCTGTCTAATAATATAGGATTAATATTATTAATATTATTAAAACTAAATATCATAGTCGCACGAGATAAATCAATATCTATTCCGTGAAAATATTTATCTCTAAAATGGGAATTTTGTATAGGGTCTGTCAAATGAATCAATATATTAGTAATCTCTTCTCCTTTATGAGTTTTTGATATTTTATCTAATTCATCAAAATAAATAATAGGATTCATACATTTGCTAGTAATTAATCCATTAACAATTCTACCATAAATAGAACCTTCATATGTATAAGAGTGTCCTTCTAGAAAGGAAGCATCAGTTGCTCCACCTAAAGATATAAAAATAAAGGGTTTATTCATGGCTTTAGCAATGCCGTCTTTAATTAATGTAGTATTATGTGTAACTATAAAATTTCCTAGTACAAATCTATTATTACCATTTATTGTAAAACCATAATAATTATCGTATTTTGATTCTGTTATAAGTATATTATCATACATTAAATTTAATTCACAATTTTTGATAACTGTTTTATCAAAACATAAAAATGGTAATTCGGTTAAATTATATCCATAAATATCAATAATATAGCTATTATTTTTAGTATTTAATTTTGTTAATAAACCCAATGATCTTGTTAAAAATATGATATCTGTAGCTAAAGTATAAGATATAGTATTCAAACTAAAACAAGAATAACCTTTAAAACTTTGTTTTGAAGATAGTGCAACTCCTTTAGAGTTGATATTTTGATCATAAAAATTATCTAAAAATATATTTTTTACTGAAGTATTGTCTAAATTTTCTGAATTTAATGTTTGGATTTGTAAATAATTTAAATAACTACATGTATCAATTATACCAGCTAATAATTTTGAACGTATATCTATAGTATTAATTTTATATATATCAGGTATTATTTTATTAAATTCTATAAATTTATTTTCAGATATAAGTCTATAATATTTTAATACATAAATTAAATATGCAAATATAAAATCATTTGTAAGTATATAATTATTATTTATATATTTTATATTCAAAGGTTGATTAGTAAAAAAATCTTTAAAGTTTTTAATTATATAATTATATATTGTATTATTGTTAAGTTTAATATTAAAAATAATGTCCGTATCATCATTTGATTTAATAATTAAATATTTTTGGTTAGTTATATCAGGTCTTTCTGTAATATAAGAACCTATTAATAGACCCAATAAATAAGGATCAAATATAATATCTTGAGGTTTAAAATTAATTTGATTTCGATAAGCTTTTAATTTATATTGAATAAATTTAGGTAATCGTAAATAATCTTCAACTGTTATTTCTAATATGTTATCTGTTGTAGATATAATATTATCTAAATAATAGTGTGCATCAGATTCTGAATTAAATTGTGTATAACATAATTTATATAAATTAATATCAAAATATTGTACGATAAAAATTGGAGATTTTTGGGCTAGATCTTTCTGTTTTGCATAAAATTCTACTGTATTATATTCTTTTTCATACAAAATTATATTTAATTCATTCATTTTAAGACATAATATATGGTCTCCGTTAACTGTATATTTATCTCCTATTTTTGTGTATATATCATATAACATATTACAACCTTTTCCCAAAGATAAAACAGTTCGTGGTTTAGAATCATCACCCATAAGTTTATCTCCAATTTTAATATCTTGGACATTAATAATTTGTCCATTATACATTAATATGGGAGTGTTTTTAGCAAAACATTTTCCATTACCAGGCGGTCCCCATAAACCAATCATATTCCCTTTTGCTTTAGGATTTTTTATTTCTTGACCCATAATTTGAATTATTTGTTTTTTAGCATCATCATGACCATAAATTGCTTTATCCATTAATGTTTGTAAATTAAGTAAAAATTTTTTTATACAATTTGGTTTTAATAAAGGTAAATTAATACCCATATATTTACCAAAAGGTATTTTCATCAATGCATCAAACCAACTTCTTAATTTATTTTCGGATGTTAAATTTATTTGTAATGTAGTATATATTTCTAAAATATGATTTTTTTGTATATTTGAAATTGGTAATTGTAAAATTTGAATTAAATTTGGAATTTTTTTATTTTTATATTTTAAAATATTATTAAAGTTTTTAATAATCTTTGATTTTTCTTTAGTTTGTAGTTTATTAAAATATGTAAATAATTCAGTATTTAAATTCAATCTTTTAGATTTAAATAATTTATTAATAATTTTATTAGCAGTTTTTCGATTTTTATTATCATTATCTCTATCATTATTACTGCCATTATTGTTATCACTATCGTTATCACTATCATTATCACTATCGTTATCGCTATTATTATCACTATCATTATTACTACCATTATCACTATCATTATCGTTAATATTAGTTTGATTGCTATCATTATCGCTAGTACCATCACTAGTACTATCATTAGTATTATTTGAATTAGAACAGTTTGAAATTGTTAAAAAATTTTGAATTTTTGGATTAATATTATTATCATTAATATATAATAATTTACCAAGATTTTTATTTGGATATAAATAGCTTAATTTTAAAATGTTATTAAAGATTTCCTTAATTGTAATAAAGTCAATAACATTTTTAGGATTATTGATGATACAAGTAAAGTTTTTGCCGTCAATATTTTTTAAATTTTTTTGTACTTCAATAGAGGAATGTTTATTAATATTGATTAAAAATTGTAACACTAACTTAGCAAATTTAAGTAACAAAACTAAATCTTTATTATATAAATTTAATAGAGTATTATTATTTAATAATTCGGCAAAATTTATATAATTATTATATAAATTTTTACTAGCATCATATTTTCTTTTTTGTGAAATCATAGTATATATGTTTTAAATTTTTAATTTTTAGATAGATTTTAGATTATTATAATAAATATTTAATCGATTCAATTTTATATTAATAATATATTTATTTAAATTATATTTATTTACTAATAAATTAAATAATTTATCGATATTTGGTTTATTTAATTCTAATTGGTTTTCTTCAATATGGATATGACTAGCATTAATAAAATATTGAATTGCATTAGTATAATCATAATTATCTCCAATATTATAGCCCATATTTTTTAATTCATCTAAAGTTTTTTCAATAGATTTGGTTTTTATATATATATTATAGATATCATTAGGTTTTATATTTTTTATATGATAACAATAATCACAACCAAATAAAATACACAATTCAATAAATTGATTATATGATAAATTTAATTTATTTAATATAGTATTTAATGTAATTTGAATTGGATTTTTATGATTAGATATAAAATTTCGAATAATAATAGGTGATCCAAAAGTTAATATATCCATATCTTCGGTTAGAACAGCATAGACCATATTAGTTTTGCATAGATATGATAATTGTGAATCTGCTTCTTCTGGAGCATCAATATATGGAATACCCATTAATATTAATAATTCTCTACATTGGTTCATTTGTGCTTTAGTTATCCAAACACTTTTTTTTAAATATTTAATTTTATCGGTACTTGTTAATACATTATTTAATTTTTCTAAAGCTTTTAATTTGTTATTTTTTCTAAGTTGAATTATTTTTTCTTTAATTTTAGGTGGTTTTCCATCAAATACATAAATTGGAATAATTCCTTTATCTAAAAAAAATATAGTTTTATTAAATAATCCCAAAATATGTGATACCATTTCACCTGTTTTACTTGTTAATTTAGATTCATGATTTTTACTAGCTATAACGACTTGGTAAATTAGGATTGAAATATCAACAGCTATTTTTTTTCCATAAAATGTATTCCTATCAATTTCCTTAATAGTATCTGAAAAATGTGATAAAAAATATAATAAATTTTTTATTCCCATCAAATAGGTTTAATATTATACTTAATATTTCTTTAATAACTATTATTAATATTTTATTTAAATCTAAATATTATTTTCTGCGTAATAGTAATGAATTATCAAGTGTTATCTCCTATACCAACTTTTATTACTGCGGATTCATTTAAAGAAGCCATTAAAAATTATATTAATATGAATTATAATAGAAATATTAATTATATGATAATTAAATCAATGCAAGAAAAACAAGAAAAATTTTTAAGAGCTCATCTTTCATATTATATGAAAGATGACCGTCAAAAAGTTAAGATTGTAATGACCCCTATTCCTAATCCCAATATTACTTTAAATCCTGTTATTCCAACATATACATCAGCAATTGAAAATCCACTTAGTCCAACATCAAAAGTTATCGAAGTAGTTCCATCAGTAGAACATGTACCTGTTCCCATTCCAAGACCTGTCAGACCAAATCCTTTAATTTCTACTCCAATTTTATCACCTGATTTACAAAATGATTTACCATTTATTCCTATAAATGGTCCACCAATTTTACCACCAGCATTATCACCCATATCTGCAGTTACACCAATACATGAGGTATCACCATTTTTATTATCTAATTCACCCATTATTCCGCCATTTAATTTACACCATCTATAATTAAAATTCCAACATAAATAAAAAAATTATTCATCTATAAAATCACATTCGATTGTAGAAAGTATAGATTCATTTGTATTATATTTAATTAAAAAATCAGTTCTATTAAATTTTTTATCTAAAAATAAAATTTTATTATTAATTATAAAGTTATTATGAATATTAAACTCTATATTAACTTTATAATATTTTGCTTTTTGTTTAGTAATATTTTTTAGTTGAGTTAATTTATCTTGATGTTCTCTATAATATGTTATTGTATTCCAAATTGTCTGTAATCGAGGAATAATATTATTAAGAAAAATATCATTTTTTGGAATTGAAACATTATGAGCTTTTTCTAATTTCCAATAAATTATTTTATTAAAATAATAATCTTTATAAATTTCAGGATATAAAATTTTATATTCATCAAACATTTTTAGTAAAAAATCATTATATTTTATTTCATCCATATTCAATCTTTTTGGTATAATATATTTACTTTTCCATTCTATATTACTACCTTCAAATTCTGATTTATAATTCTTAGGATAAAATTCAATTATAATACCTTTTAATAAATTTTTATTAACAGATAATTTAGAAGGAGTACTTGATAAAAACATTTGTTGATTTTCTGTAGCTAAACTATCATTAATAGATTCTGTTATAATACATTTTTGACAATCATCTGCTAAATAATCATGTTTAGATTTATATTCTGTAAATTTACATTGCCAAAAATCACATATATCTAAATCACAACATATAAGCTGTTGTTGAATTTGACAATAGTAATAATAAGGACAAATATCACCAATTATATTACCATTAATAATAATATTTCGTGTAACAGGACATTTAATTTCTAACATTACACCTAACTTTGAAGAAAATTTATTATCTAAGGTATATTTTGAACAAATTCCATCAGGGGAAGCTCCTAAAAAAGGGTATTTTTCAGATGGTAATACGCCAAATTCAGCAACTTTTACATTATATATATGTTCATATAATAAAGTTGCAAGTGGTTCATATTTTCGACCATGGAAAACTGTAGCATTATCCATAAATGGATGATCAGGATCACACTTTTTAAGAATAAAGGATTCTAAAGGTTCATATGGATTCATATTAATAGCTGCAGCTGTATCAGAAGCTGTTATCCGATGGAATCTATAATTAAACCATTCTATAGAGCGTTGAATAGGTTGGGGTAGTTTTTGTAATTTGTTAAATTGTTTTTCTAATTTAATATAATTTTCAGGTATTTTAATACTATCTCCTTTAGAGCGCGGTGTAGAAAGATATATATAATTATCATCCCAATTTAAATTTTTATTAAATTTATAAGCTAATGTAAATAATTTTGAAAATATCTTATTTATAAGAGTAATTTGATCACGTATATTTAAATTTAAATTTTTAAAATCAGAATTATAAATTTTTAAAATATTATCTTTTAGTTTATTGTATGTTGTACAAGTAATTAAATCTAAATTTAATTGAGGAAATTCATTAGATAACGTATTTTCTTCAGTATATATCTTATTTAATTCATTTTTTAAATAATCCGTAACTGTATTTAATAAAATATTTAATTTTTTTGATACCATTACTAAATCATAATAAATATTCTTTAAACCTTTAAATTTAGTTAAGAGGGCTTATATCTAGATAAACCCTCTGACTAAAAAGATTGAAAAAATAAATTATAATTTATTTTTTCAATATAATATTAATGGCTGATACTATTAATAATATGATTTCTGATAATATCTCTTTAAATTCTAATTTAAATGAAAGTTTATATGAAACTATGTGTGCATATAGAATTGTATTAGAAGAAGAATATAATAATGAACTTCTTATTATAAAAGAATTAAAAAAATATTTATATTCATCTGGTATAGCCGTTAATAGTATTAATCAAACAATTTTTGATTTTTATAATTATTACGGAATCGATATATCATTAGAAACTATAGAAAATATTCGAGTACTACAACTTAATATGATGAATATATTAAATAATATATTTAATCAAAATGAAAATCCACAAGAAGCACCACAAGAAGCACCGCAAGAAACACCACAAGAAACGTCATCATATAATCATTCTGAAATATCACAAGATAATCAAACCGAAATATTCCAAGAAAATAATAATCAATATACAGATTTTATCGAATATAATAATTTAAGAAATCTTTTTACATCATTAATACAAGTAAATACAGAAAATACAGAAAATATAATTAATCCAGAATTTCAAGATGTAGTTGTATCATTAGATGAGGAGGCTTTAAAAAATTTAATCAATAAAAAATTGCAAGATAACTTGAATATTAAATGTAGTATTTGTTTGTCACAATTAAAAAAAGATGAATATATTATAGAACTCACATGTTCTCATAAATATCATAAGGAATGTATAATTCCTTATTTACAAAAGTATAACCATAAATGTCCTATCTGTAGAGTTGAATTAGGAACAAAAAAATATAATATTTAATTTTAAATTATGATTGACGACATTCAGTTGTATTACCCATTTGACCAGATGCAAAATTAGATTCAAAAGCATAATGATTTTTATCATTATCTTGTTCATTTACAGATTTAGTTTGATTTTGACTTTTATTTAGTTTATTTACTTCATCTTGTGTACAATCACATAAGATTACTTTATGTATTTTATCTGCTAAGTTCTGAGAGGGTAAATCAGATATAACTTTATTAATAGAAGGATCTGACACCTTTGAATTTTGTGGTGAAAAACTATTGGTTTTTTCACCAGAACTTTTTAATTCTTGTTTTTCTAAATTAGGTTCTACTAATTGTAATAATATTTTTAATTGAGTTTTACTATTATCATCTAATAATTTGATGCTAGGTATACTTACATTAAATTTAATATACAAATCTCCTCTTAAATCAGATTGTAAATATTTCATTCCTTCATTTTTTATTTTTCGTATAGTATTTACATCTGTTTTTTCTCGATATGTTAAAGATAATTTTCTATTATCTAAGTGAGTAATAACTGTATTAAATCCAAATAAAGCTTGATATAATTTAATATCTAATTCAATAAATAAATCATTTTCATACCGTTTAAAATATGGATGTATCAATTCGTTGATCGTTAAAATTAAATCTGTTTTTAAATTTTTATATTGATTTCCTTTACCTGTTAAATTGATTTTATTATTATGGGTCAACCCTGCTTTTAAAGGTATTTGAATAGTTTTTGATTTTTTAATAAAACAATTACCTTTACATGTGTTACAAATATTATTATCATCTTTAATTTTACCCGTTGCATTACATGTTTGACAATTTGCTATAGATTGTTGAATCATAGGACCTAATCTTAATAATTGTACATGGACTCCTTTACCATTACAAACACTACATATATTAGGTTTTCCATTTTTAGTTCCTTCTCCATTACATAATGAACAGAATACATTTTGCATATAAGTAAAATCAATTGTTTCTTCATTATAAATTTGTTCTAATGTAACATCTAAAACTTTTACAATATTTTCTTGAGGCTCTCTAGATCGTGATTTAGATCCAAAAACAGTATCAAAATTATTAAATTGATTAAACATATTACCAAAAGCTCCCTCAAATGGGTTTTGAGCTTGTCCATCAGTATTAAGTATATCAATACCTATTCTATCATATAGTTCTCGTTTTTTGACATCTAATAAAATTTCTTTAGCTTCATTAATTTCTTGAAATTTTTTTGTTATACTTTCTTTATCTTCACTAATTGATCTCTTATCTGGATGCCAAATTTTAGATAATTTATTAAAAGCTTTTTTGATTTCAGCCTCAGTTGCATTTGGCGAAACTTCTAATCTATCGTACAAAAATGTATCTTTAACCATTAATAAATTAAATAAATGATCTTTAATTAATTTAATATTAATTTATTATTTAAAGCAAAAAAATTGAAACAATTTTCAATTGTTTAAATTATTTTTAATTATTACCGAAAGAAAAATAATAGAAAAATATTATTTTTCTAATACCAAATTTTGATTTTAAAATCTAATCTAGTTTTTCTAAATCATTAGTTGTTACTTCATAAAGTATTGGTTATTATGGGAAAACATAAAATCAGAAAATATTCAAAATTAATGTCGTTGTGTGTAGTTGGAGAAAGTAAACCATTTTATACATCATCAATAGAAAAAATTAATCAAGATATTAAATCTTATATTTGTTTTTTTTCTTCAGGGCCAACTGTTCATGTTAATACTTTAAATGGTTATTTATTCACCTGTAATATATTAGAATTATATGATAAAATCAGCACACATATAACTAATGAAAGTTATTATATAATTAGTATAATTATAAATAATGTTGTATTACAATCACCATATCTTATTACAACTGTTCATATGTTAGCTCCATATATACAAACTACTAATGATGAAATCCAAATTACACTTATTAAAGAATTCAAATCTACAATTTTATCTAATAGGAGTGAAAATTCCAAATATACATTTAATTTTAGAGTATCTACACTTGAACAATTTTATTATAATTTGGATTTATGGAAAGACCAAAAATTAATGAATATATTAAATATGAATTATATATTATCATCTTGTACAAAACTTAATTATATTAATAATTCTAAATATTATTTAAAAAAAAGTAAATATAGAATATACACTATCATTTGTAGGTATCATAATGAAGTAAATCATGAAGATTATTTAAATTTTCTTGTATATTATCATTATTATGAAAAAAAAAATAGAATAAAATATATCTATAATGAAAATGATATAGATACCTATAATGAAAATGATATTGATATCTATAATGAAAATAATATTGATATCTATAATGAAAATGATATTTATATCTATAATGAGAATGATATCTATAATGAAAATGATATAGATATCTATAATGAAAATGATATTGATATCTATAATGAAGTTAATTACAATTAAAATAATTTATTTTATAGGCTAATGATTTATAAAGAATAATTTATTATAATAAATTATAAAATGATAATTTATGATAATATACATGGTTATATATCAGTTGATGATTTGGCTATTTCAATAATAGATACTCCAATATTTCAACGGTTGAAATATATAAACCAAACAGGAGTATTATATATGGTATTTCCATCAGCAAATCATAGTAGATTTGCACATTCTATAGGAACCTATTATTTAGCAAATCAAATGATAAAAAATTTAGCTTATAAACATCCTGAAATTAATATAAATGAAGAAATTATTCAATTAGTAAGTATTGCAGGTTTATGTCATGATTTGGGTCATTTAATTTATTCTCATTTATTTGATAATTATTTTTTAAAAAAATTACCTCACTATCAAGAATTAAAAAATATCACAAAATATGTATCTCATGAAAATAGATCCATATATTTATTACATCATTTAGTTGAGAGATATAATATAAAACTTAATCTAGATCAATTAAAAGTTATATGTGATTTAATTGATCCTTATAGTGCAGAATATAATAAATGGTTAGAAAAATATCAAATTGGAAAATGGATATTTCAAATTATATCAAATCCTGTAAATTCAATAGATGTTGATAAATTTGATTATCTAATTAGAGATACACAATCAGTAGGTTTAAAATTTAGTTTTAATTTTTCTCGTATTATAAAAGATGCTAAAATTATAAATAATCAAATATGTTATTCATTACAATGTAGCGAAGATATTTATCATATGTTTTTTATTAGATATAGATTACATAGACAAATTTATAATCATAAAACAGTTCAATCGTTAGAAATTTTAATAGTAAAATTATTATTTGAACTAGAAAAAGAAATTAAATTATCTGAATATATTTTAAATAGTGATAAAATGTTATTATTAGTTGATTATTTTATATGGACACAAACAAAAAATGATAATATAATTAAATTAATTAACGATATTCATATGAGAAATATACCAAAACTTGTATATCAAGATATATCATTAAATATAAATGATTTTATTAATCTAGAAACTAAAATAAAAGAAACTTTTGATACAAATATTTATGAAATTATAATATTTCAAGTAGGATATGCTAATAATACAAGTAATCCTCTTAATAAAATACTGTTTTATAACAATAAGACTAATGAAGTAATTACTAATAATAAAGTTAAAAATTTTTCATTATTATTAAATCAAAATCATCAAGAATATGTTTTTAGGGTATATTGTATAGATTTAACTAAACTAAATCTATTTTATCAGTTTTTTAAAAATATTTAATTTAAAATCTATTTAATTGTAATAATGGATTGGGAACATTATATAGTTAAAATAAATGTTAAAGTAACTGAAATTGATCTTAATAAACCATTGGATAAGACTAATATTTTATCTGCATCTGGAACTGGATTTTTTATTTGTAAAAATTTAATTTTAACTTGTTATCATGTTGTAAAATATGCTGTTCATATAGAAATAATTTATAATCAGACAAATATATTAAAAGGACAACTTGTATATATTTTTCCAGATGATGATCTTGCAATAATAAAAATTAATGAAAATTTTGATTCAATCAAAATTTTTGATTATAAAGAAATTCAAACTAAATTACGATTAAATGTATTATCTATCGGATTTCCTTTAAATAATACAAATATTATTGAAACTAAAGGTATTATTTCTGGTTATCGAAAATCTTTATTACAAACAGATGCAACATTAAATCCAGGAAATTCAGGGGGTCCTTCAATAATTTATGATAATAAAAAATGGAAAGTTATAGGAATTAATGTTGCAAAACTTAAGTTTGATGATGTTGAAAATACTTCTTTAGTTATACCATATTATAGATTCAATAAATATAAAAAACTTATCCAAATAAATAAATCATTAATAAACTTAATTATTTCTAATTCAATTCCTAGTATATTTCATAGTCCAACCTGGAATTTTAATTATCAATTAATTAAACAAGAAAAATTACGATCAGTTTTATTTCAATCTATACAAAATGTTAAAAATTCGAATATTTTTATTAAAAATAAAATAGGTATTCGTATATCACAATTAAATTCAAAAAATTATTTAAATAAATTTTTTAATATCAATGATATTCTATTATTTATTAATAATAATAAAATTGATATTAATGGATTTATTAAATTTGATTTTTTTCCAGAAAAAATTGCTGTATGCGATTTATATTTATGGTTTGTTCCAGGAGATGAACTTAATATAGTATATATCGACAGTACTAATAATCAGTTAAAGACAACTAAAGTTAAATTAGAATATCAAATGTCAAATTTAATAGAAATATACAATTTGGTTGATTTCTCAACTGATAAATTGCATCAATATTCTAAAGGGATCATGCCTTATTTTATTGAAAATAATGATTTAATCTTATGTATATTTACTCAAGAACATTATCAAAATATTTCGAATTTAAATATTACAAGTTTACAAGTATTTAAATTATTAGATAGATATTTATATAATAACGATCTCTTTACAGTATATTTAACCTCTGTTAATCCTAATATTTATTTAAGAATTACTAATCCTATTATTCCAATAGGAGATATAATAATTGAAATTAATGGTAAATCTTTTAATGATTATTTTAGTTTTATAGAATGTATAAAAGAACCAATAAAGATGATAAAGACTATTGATAATAATATTTTTTTTGTAGATTAAAATTGAATTAATTATATTTAAAAAATATTAGTATTATATAATAATGCCTAAGAAAAATAACAAAAAGGTAATAACAAAAGAAGATATTGATGATAATGATGATAAT